GGAGTTCTCGTTGCTATAACTTTTCTATCTGCAGTAGTATCTTGAACAGCAAGTAACCACTTTTGTTTAGGGCCATATGCAAGAGGAACTTTTAATCTTTCAACAACAGTACCACTTGAATTTTTCCTTTCAATATTAATATCATTGAAAAGAGTTCCAAACACTGCTACATATTTTCTTATAGTTTGATGATAAAAGGTAGATCCTAACATTAGTAGCCCGACCCTTCACTAAATGGATTACCTTCTGTAAAGTCAAGTATAGAATCAGCTACAGTTTCAATTCCAACATTGTTTGCATATGCATCAGTTGATATTACCTTATCATCAAAAGATGTTGTGGCATAAGATGCACCAGATTCAAAGAATAGTTTACCCTCAGTTGAAGAATTGGGGGTATTTGTTGTTTCATCTTCTAAAAGAAGTGTAGTACCATCTTCTAATGCTATAGAATACGGATATTCATACATTTGATTATCTTCATCAAAAGTCCCAATAATATTTCCAACTGTAAGAAGACTTGTACTAGAATTCCAATCAAAAACTTCTCCTTTAATTGCAGAATTTGCATATCCAGTAGAACCTTGATACACTTGTTCACCAACTGTAAATGTACCAGCTCCAGTACCGAGAGTGAATTTTATTGAATAAGATTCTTCTCTTTCTATCTTATCCAACTCTTCAATACCAGTATCAATTGCTTCATCAGAATATTCAAAGAGTTCACAAACTAAATCAAAAGTTTGTAGTCCACCCATCTGATAGAAAACATTCGTATCTTGCACGTGTTTAATCTCAAACAGGGAGTCAGACAAAGGAAAGAAAATAAGGTCACCCTCTAGTGGTTCTTTATCTCTATTGCCTGTTTCAAAATTTAAATCTATAAATCTTCTACGAGAAATTGTAAAAGTAATTTGATCTCTTACTTCTAGTCCAAAGTTACTTACAAATGTACCATCACCTTCAAATCCATCTATGCTCTTAACGTACACTTCTACCATACGAGCATCCTCAAACTTAGAAATACGATCCTCACCAAAGATAGAATCTGTATTTACTTGAGTTCTAGGCATATAGTGAACATCAATACCATAAGATTTAATAGACTCAATTACGATACTTTCAACTAGTCTTTGATCTGGTGTATTGGTTCCATAGTGATTAAAGTAATGATTGGTTGCCATTTATATCCTCTAACCTATATAGAAATCATCGGGGAGTTGATACTCTAATTCTCCTTCTTTTTCTAAGTATTCTAATTCTGTAGTTGCGTCATCATATAATTGTCTCCCATTTAAAGTAACACCACCAGGCAATTGAACACCTTCAAATTTTATAAGATTCATACCCCATTGTTTTTTCATAAGAGCTGTACAATATTTTTTAAGGAAAATATCATTATAAGCATCCGTATATGTTTCTGGATTCATTGAAGCGTAGGCTTCAATTATAACAAAATCATCTATTTTAAGATCTCCACTCCAATCTATGTCAAGATAAATTCTATCTCTGTGACGATTGAATCTGAATCTAGGTAATCCAGAGAAAAGATTTTGAATGGTAGCAAGATATTGTTGAGTGAAAACATAGTTTTTCATATCACCAGCTGAACCCATCGTATAAAGATCATTCAGCGCGTACTGATAGTTGACTGAAAACATATTTGTACTACCACTTAAATTTTCGGTAAGTGGTATAATTCCTGTAATACCAATATAACTCTCATCTAAAGAAAGATAATGATTATCTATATCACCGATAGTTTGAGCTGTACTACCATGAACGGTTGCTGTTGCACCGCTTGTTCCTCCTGTAATGGTTTCACTGGCAGTCCATGTAGTAGTGGTATCTCTATAATAGGTATTTCCATCTCCAATCGCGTCAGCATTGGAATTATTTTTTGTAGTTGGTTTTGAATACCTTATCGTAGTATTTGCACTATGGTATTGATGAAATGTAGCTTTAATACCACTAGATCCCCCCTCAATCGTTTCTCCACTAGAAAAAGTTCCAGAGGTTGAAGAAACGATTTGAGTTGATGCTGAAATTTGTTTCTTTACAAATTCTGGATGTGTACCATCAAAATGATATTCTTGCCAGTAAGTTATTGCGTCATCAATAGTGTCTTCAATTTGGTCATCATCAAGATTCAGTTCAACAACTGGATGTCCTAATTTTCTTTTACAATAATCTTTAAATGTAGTTCTAGATGTAGGTTGTGTCATTTGTTTAAATCCTTATTTTGTAGACTCTGGTGATACGGTTATAATTCCTTGACAAACCCTCTCTACAGTAGTTTCATCTGATTGAGTATATTCAACATCATATACATACTGATCAACAGCAACGTTTGCAGTATTTGTTGCAGTCATAGAAATTGTAACATTTGATCCAGCAACGGAAGTTGAGAAAGTATGTATATTGTTACCAGAATATGTAGATTGTCGCATCTTAGCGGCACAAGTACCTGTAGAAATTGTGACATTTCCCCCTGCAGAGTTTTGGGCGTAGATTACTTTTTCAAAGGTAGCCCCTTGATCCATTACAAAATTTATGGTTCGTTTACTTAAAGTCAGTGCCATTTATTCCTTACGCTGTATCTAATGGGTAGTTATTTGCCCAGTATGAATTGTCTGCTTGAGTTCTAAAATAATCTTCGTCATCCATTGATGCTGTAGCCTTCAAATAATTGCTATCTGCAGCACCCGATGTTATATTAGGATACGGATCTTTTTTATTTTCAGAAGTATCTTCAAGTCTATCTGGATGATGACTTGGACTCCATATCCATGTGTTCGTGGCATCTTTATTGTTTTTTGTTGCCCATCCAAGCGGATCCATAGCGAATCCATTTACTCTAAAGGGTTGACTAGCTTTAGTTTCTGAATCGTCGCCCTGTAAGTCTGAGTGTGATAATGCTGTATTCGATACCCATGTACCTGCCCAGTTTCCTGCAAATACATATGCATTCTGAGCACCATCACAATGTGCACCAAATCGTGTATCTGCTTCCCTGTCTCCCTCGTATCCTACTCCTTGAATAAATCCTAAGTAATCATCTCGGTTAGTCATTTGTATGTGGTGCCAATCTATTTCGTGTACTTTACCTGTCCTCAGATTTGTTTGGTAGAACTTAAAGGAGTCTTTAATATTTTGTATTAGTTTCGCCTCAGTTTCAGATCGAGTGTCGGGTTTATAATATCCCACAGGCCCACCATTATATACACAAGTAATCTGATACCACATACGCACATCTTTTTCAACATCATAAGGATTCATTGTTTGGTATATGGTTGTACTGCTGTCATGGGCATTTTCAAATGGATCTTGATAAACATTACTAGGAGTGTTAGTGTATGTTTTAGTATTTGCTGATACTCCCAAGACTGGCTTAAGGAATCCCTCAACACTATTGTAGTTACTCTGATTCCTACCCATGTGTCCTATTTGGAAATGGAGTCTACCTTGAAACTGTTGTAATCTAAATCCACCTCCTCGCACATTACCGTAATGCTTTGGTGACATTGCCCAGACTGTTCCATTGGGTTCGACCCTTCGATCCTCATGAGTGATTTTAGTAAAGTTTGTTGAAAATGTTGATGTAATAGTAAATGGTTTTCCAGTTCTTGCTTCACCATCGGCAAGAGCAGAGTAACTACCAGTACTCCAAGTATCAGTATCACTATTGTGGGTGTTAGGATATTCTACCAATCTCATCAATGCTTCATTCCATGCTAGATGACTATTAGTGATTATTCCTTCTGCTTTTACCTTCTGTTGCATTTGAAAAATATCTTCATGGTGGGGGCCTTCCATTTCCCAAAAGTGTTCCTCACCGTTTTCTCCCCAATAGGGGCTGGCTGCATCAGTTCCATTGGTTACTAATCTATCTTTTGCACCGTCATTTCTAACATAGTCAGTCCACAGAGTAGAACCCCATTGGCCATCGGATATACTCTCTGTTATAATATCTGGAAACTCTCTGTCGCCCGCGTGTGGAGATACAGTTACAATACCTTCTGCTAATCTTTCTACAGTACTAGCATCAGATTGAGTGTATTCCACATCATACACATATTGGCGGTCTGCAGAAACATTGGCAGTATTTGTTGCTGCCATTGAAATAGTAACATTTGATCCAGAAATAGATGTAGAAAAAGAATGTATATTGTTACTAGAGTATATAGATTGTCTTAGCTTGGCCGCAGTGCTGCCGGAAGATATGGTCACATTACCACCTGCTGTGTTTTTGGCGGTAAAAGTCTTGATAAAGGTGGCCCCTTGATCCAATACAAAATTTTCAGTTTGTTTATTTAAAGTCAGTGCCACCAAGAATCTCCCTGTTGTTAAAACCTTTTTCTATTATTATTTAGTAAAGGTAGGGATTGTGAATATGACTAATTAATATCTCTGATATTTTGGAGTGTGTAAAAGGGGGGAAAACTAAGGTAGAAATCCCCCAATCCTGCACGAAAGAAACATAATATATTTTTTTTCATAATAATTTTTCACTTGGTTAATAATATTTTATTCTACAGGCCCGGAATTATCCTTTGGCCATTTCGTTTTAACTGCTTCTGCGTGAGTAGTGGTACTATTTTTAGTATCTTTGTACATCATATCCAACTGATCACCTGTGCTTGGATAGGCTGCGGCTCGTTCTCTGGCATATTCCTGTGCATCAAAATCATTCTGATGCTTTGCTAGTGCATCGGTTAATGATTTTTCTGTTGGTAAACTGTGTGGGTTATCAACTAATTCCCCATCAACACCCATTTTTTCAGTTAAAATCAGATTCGTAA